GTAGAGGTTCATCAAAAGCAAACTCGGGCATCTCGTCATCGACCAGTGCGCTGATACCATTGAGTTGCGAGAACTTCAAACCCAAGAAGGTTGACGCCTCAGTCCACTGCCCATCCACCTGCTCATACATTTGCACAAGCGCGGCAGGATCAAAGACTGTGCCCATAATCTGCACACCAGAACCAGGAACATCCACAGTGCCCGCACTCACAACCTCACGAATACGGCCCTGGAAAGTCTCGCCGTGTTCTTTCCAAGAAACAAAATCTCCAGGCTTCAAAGTACCCGGCATTGCGCGTTCACCCAAGAACTCAGAATCTTCCTGTGCGGCAATCGCAAGCGCCTGATCGATAGCGTCATCCTTCGTGTCGTGACAACCCATCACTTCGCCATCCTCTTTGATAGTCGCCCATCCCGAGCAACCCTCAGCCGAATCAGTAATGTAATATGGCATTAGTCCTGCCTTAGAACTGCGATTTGTGCGCCATCATGCCCAGCAATGGCGTTTATCGTCTCATATGGTTGCAAGTAATGGCTTACCTCTTCGTGACCATGCAAAACAAAAGACTGTTCTTTTGTGTCTAGCCAAATATCGGTATAACCATTGTAAAATTCCGCAAAACCGATTTGCAGAAAAACTGTTGGGTCCGCATTTCCTGTTGTTTCCGTAAACCGAAACACATAATCGCTATCAGGTTCCAAAGTAATAACTTTTGTGTAAGAGTGTTCGCCGCCACCGGCTTTACTCGCTGTCACAAACTCAGAATTCACAACAGTTCCGCCAGTGAAACTTGTGACACCTTGAAATACTGCATCGGCGTCGTCTGCAAAGTTTCTGTTGACATTGTGCGAAGGAACAGTTACGCCATTACCAGTTACAGTTGCACCCTCAATCAGTTCCGCAAAAACGTTAGATTCAGTACTGACAATTTGGTAATACTGAAATTGCAACCCTGTTGAACCGGTAGTAACCATTAATGAAACAGATGTGCTTCTAGTAACGGTAAATCTTGAAGACACGTCGTAAACTCGGCCCTGGCGTGCATAATTTTCTGGAGCGTTGTTAGGCTCAAGGCTTTTCAGAATATAGTGCCCAGCATCCACAGTAGGCGCGACAACTCTTGTCGGCACAGTGCTACTGAGCGTGTAAACATTCTGCGTAATCGGCATTATTCGACAACGTACTCCGAGTTAGGGTCCTCCGGGTCAATCTGAGCCGTAGGTTGCAACTGCACAGACGGCAAACCAGTGTGGTCAATCGCAGGCAGACCGAGTTTGTCCAAAACATCCGCAGGATCGAAACCAACTTGGATAAGACGCTGAGCCATATCCACCTTTTCGGTTTCTTCCTTCAACGTGGCAGCAGCAACGTTCACGTTAGCTAAGGGCACCCTAACCGTGTCAGCCGACGGGTCATCAATCGCCTGTAGGTCTTCAAGGCGTCGCACATCGTTGATGGTGAGGAAGCCGGACAGAAGACCAGTGCTGTAGGCGGTCATACGCGAGTTGATGTCTGCGCGAAGCAAACCGTCAAGGTTGAACTTGACGAACGCGGTCTCTCCGCCGGGGTAACGTGCCATGAGGGGCGAGAACGCCGACTCAAGTTTCTGCACGATAGGTCGCAGACAGTGGATAACCCAGGCCAGGTTGTTTTGCTCCACAGAAGCGTAAGTGTTTGTGCCGGGAAGACCGAGCAGGTGCGGTGGCACATTGAAAGCCCTAGCAACATCCTCGACAGCCATACGACGTGAGTCAATGAACTGTGCCTGATCGTTACCAACCGAGGTGGGTTTGTAGGTGGCACCGCCGGAGAGAATACCGGTGCGGTGGGCACGCTTCCAACCCTTGTGGCGTGCGTCGAAACCTTCTTGCAGGTTCTTGGCTTGCTCAGCGGTCAACTTGTTCGGGTACTCGATAATGCCCTGAGTGGTGGCACCAGCACCAAAGAAACGGGCAGCATAGTTACGGAGTGCGATGGCGAGACCAAAGTCTTCCTTGAGAGCCTCAACACGGGACACACCACGGATAGCACCAGGACGCACCACGTCAGGAATGTGAATCATATTGTCAGCAGAAATCATCCGTGACTCGTTCTTCACTTCGTACATGACACGACCAACACCGTTACGGCGAATCGTCACATCCAACGGGTTCAACACAACAAGGTTATTGATTTCACCGCGACGGTTGCTATACACGCGAATGAAAGCATTACCGTCCAACAGCATTGACACAATCACGGCACCGTAGAAAGCTTCCTTAGTGGTGTCAACGTCAGGTTGAGTCACCCAGGCGGGTCGGGGACGAAAAGCGCTGCGGCGACCATCCAACCGAATGTAAGAATCCACCGGCAATGTGGAGATTGTGTCGCTGATGAGGCTGACAGCGGAGAAGATTGCGTTGACCTGGAAAGCAGTCTCCTGGTTTACAACAGTCCCAGACTCGTTCTCCAACTCAAGGAAGTCACCAGACCCCCAAATAGTCTGAAAAGAAAGGGCGCGTTCCTCATCGCTACCGTAAAACAAATCACCAAGCATTACTTACGCTCCAAACTCAAACCGAACAACACCGCGAACGCACCGGCAACAATAAGTCCTGCTGGTGGGAAAATAAAAGCGACACCGACACTAATGGCGACAGCGCCCCCGATTTGCAACCCATTTACTAACATAATGTCCTTAGAAGAAAAACTCCGGCACTCCTTCATCTATTCTACTTGCTGTTGCTCGGTCATAGGCGATAATGAACGCAATCGCGGCGTCAATCTTCTTCCGTGACGTTGCAGACTCCTTCGTGACCCTCTGACCACGATGATCCATCTTGATAACACAGTTGTCAATGTGCCGAGACAGAACCGGGTTGCCGTCATGCACCAAACGCTCCTCAGTGACCGCCTCAAATACCTTCTGAGTCGCCGGAATCATCAAATTCAATAAGTTCGTTTTATATTCGACGATTGGGAAGTCCATTTCGTCCAAATCCTGCATCATTGACGCCCAACGGTACGGATCACACGCTATTTCACGACATAAAGGGTTCTTTTGCACATATTCGATGATTGTTTGCTTCACTTCTTCGATATTTACACGCCAAGTGTCATCATCACGCTCAAAATCCTTCTCCCACACCTTGACAAGCTTCACTTTTGGCTTTTCACCGTCTTTTGGGACAGTTACAGCGCAAATAGCGGTGGAGTCGTTCGCGTAAGACCCGTCAAAACCCAAAACATAGTCCTCATCGGGTTCTATGTCCACATTTTCGGTCAGTTTTCCCCAAGAACCCGTCGGAAGCCATGCTTGTTGCGCCGAAACCCACTGATTGCACCGTTTTGTACGAAACTCGGCCTCCGGTGTACGTTTTACCGCCGACTCGAAGTCACTTTTAGCCACAATGTCATCAAAACCGGGGTTAGCAGCTTTCCAAGTTGACTCAAGCTTGTGATCGGCTTCCATATCCGCCTCATACCAGCACATATAGAACGTGTCGTCCTTTTCCTCACCGGAAATGATGCGCTTGCCGTAGTTGTACAACGTGTAAGCGATACTGTCCTTACCTGTTTGCGATTCCGTCTTCACACCGGCAGTAGTAATCGCTATCAGCGTGGCCTGCTTACCTCGGGCACCCTGAGCCAACGACATCACATCAAAAAGACGACGATTGGGTTGCGCGTGCAACTCATCAAACAAAACGAGCGTCGGAGACAACCCTTCGTGTCGTGGCGCATCAGCCGACAACGCCCGATACACGTTACCCGTCGCAGGCACATACAGTGAGTCACGGTAAATCTTCACATGCTCGGCAAGCTCCGAGTTGCGAATCATCTTCTTCGTATCCTCGAACACAATCTTCGCTTGGTTACGGTCAGCGGCAACCGAATAGATTTCAGCCCCTTGTGTTTTTAAGTCAACAAGAGCGAAAGCAGCAATCAGTGAACCGAGCGCCGATTTCCCTTGTTTCCTCGGCATCCCCACCAGAGAAATGCGATGCCGGAGCCCGCCGTCCTCATCACGGGCAAACAAGTCACCAAGCAACCGTTTCTGCCACTCACGCAACACCATCTTGCTACCGGCAGGCCCGGCAATAGAGTCCTTCGTAATCGTGGCGAACGCATCCGCAAACCGCACAAGAAAATCACCGTCGCCACGCTCAACAGAATCGGCTGGCACCGGAGTCAACCAACGCGGGTCAGTCACGCGCCCTCTCCGACATCAACGTTTCAAACGTAGACCTCGCCTTGATTTCAGC